GGAAGTTTGACGAGGCCATGGCCCGCCCGGACCTGCAAAACCAGTTCCGGCGCCTGTACCTGAACCAGTGGACCTCCGCAGAAACCCAATGGATTCCGATCCACGAATGGGACGCCTGCGCATCACAAACGCCGATTGACTGGGTGGAACTTCGACGGTATCCCTGCTACGGCGGGCTCGATCTCGCCGCGGTCCACGATCTCACGGCCTTCGCGCTGTGCTGGCCGGTGGGCGAAAAAGTCTATTACAAAGTCTGGGCATACCTGCCAGGTGAGCGTATCGAGGACCGGAGCAAACGCGACGGCGTGCCCTACGCACAGTGGGCGGCTGACGGCCATATTCGGCTTACGCCGGGAACTACAACAGACTGGCGCTATGTCACCGCACACATCAAAGAACTGGCCGATGAGTACGACATCAAGGCCATAGCGTTTGATCGCTACGGGGCGCGCGACACCGCCCGCGAATTGCAAGACGCTGGACTAGACGTGATCGACTTTGGGCAGGGCTACCAGTCAATGAGTCCAGCGTGCCGGCGGTTTGAAAAGCTGGTCTACGACCGGGCCGCCGTACATGAAGGATCGCCGCTAGTCCGCTGGTCCGTTGACTGTACGCAGATCACGCAGGCGCCGGGCGACCTCATCAAGCCGGTGAAGCCGGAGCGCATGAAGAATTCAAAGCGAATCGACCCGGTGATTGCCATTGCGATGGCAACCGGGATTGCGATTATCACCACAGACAAAAAATCCATCTGGGAAACGAGAGGAGCGCCAGTTTGAACACATTCGGGAAACTACTAGTGAAGCTGGGCGCTACTCCTCCGCCTGATAATGAGTTTTGGTATCAGCCTGTAAATGCCCATTATGGCTCATTTCTTGCGCAGTACGCGAGCGGCGACACGGCTTTACGTATCTCCGCGGTGTCCGCTTGCGTCTCTCTGCGGTCTGAAACCATCGCCTCTCTGCCCTGTCAGGTCTTCAAGCGCACGAAGGACGGGCGCGAGGCCGACCGCAACCACCCGCTCTACCACATCCTGCACGACTCGCCAAATGAGGATATGAGCGCGTTTGAGTTTTGGCAGACATGCGAGCAGGATCTCTGCATTGACGGCAATTTCTACGCTCGCATCCAGACCGATGGGCGCAATGATGTTTCCGGGCTGTATCCGCTAGACCCGTCCAAGATGGACGTGCAGCGGGATAAGCAGACCGGCATCCTTGTCTACCTCTACAAAGACGGGCCGACCATCACGCCGTATCTGCGCGATGAAATCCTGCATATCCCCGGTCGTGGCTACGATGGCGTGAAGCGCCTGAAAGGCATGTCGCCGATTGCGTACATGGCGCAGGACATCGCTATTGCTGGATTTCAGGAAGGCTACGCAGAGCAGTATTTCCGCAATAATGCCACCCCGCGCGCCTATATCTCGCACCCAAACCTGCTATCAGACAAAGCGCGGCAAGGCATCCTCGACTACATGATGGACAAGTTCGGCGGCGTCCGCAATTCCGGCAAGTTGGGAATTTTGGAAGAGGGGATGGAGATTAAGACCGTCCCCATCAACCATACTGACATGCAGTTTATCGAAGGCCGTAAGCTGTCTGTGGAGGCTATCGCCCGCGGCTACCGCGTCCCTCCGCACAAGATCGGCGAATTGACCCGCTCGACCAATAACAACATTGAACACCAGGGCATCGAGTGGAAGACGGACACAATTGGACCGGAGTGCAAGCGCATTGAAAGCCGTTGCAATATGCAACTTCTTGGGCCGCGCGAAGGTAGCCGGTACTTCGTGGAGTTCAATCTTGACGCGCTGATGCGTGGCGATAGCGCGGCGCGCGCTGCGTTCTACTCCTCGCTGCGCAACATCGGCGCGCTGAACGCGAACGAGATACGGCAGTTTGAAAACTTGAACGACTACCCGGGCGGCGAAGTGTACATGGTGCAGGGCGCGATGATCCCCGTGGCAATGGCCGGTCAACAGCAACAGCAGAAGGCGGTGGCGCAGTGAAAACGACATTCATTCTAGGCGGGCAAGTCCTAGCCGAAAGTGCCGACGCGAAAGCACCGCGCGAAATCATGTTCTACGCTGGCACGCCCGTGCTGCGCACTGATGGCCGGAAGATGTTTCACCTCTCGTTTTCCATGGAGCCGGGCGCGGTGGATCTTTCTCTCCTAAATAGCGGCCGGGCTCCGTTCGTAGTGGATCACGTCGAAGACATCGACCACACTTTAGGCGTCATCGAGCGCGCCGAAATCAAAGGAGCCGGTCGGGCTTTCGTCCGCTTCTCAGACCGACAGGAGATGGCCGGGCTCATCGGCGACATCAAAAGCGGCGTGCTGGCCAACGTCTCCATGGGCGCGCGAATCACCGGTGAACTCGTAAAGGCCGAACCGGTCGAGACTGGCATTCCGCACCTTCGCGCTACCAAGTGGCAGCCGTTCCACGTCTCCCTCGTCTCGCGCGGGGCTGACCCATCCGCCCAATTCCTGAGTGACTGCCAAATGGAAGTACCGGCAGAACTTTTCACCGACCTCTCTGCACCCACTGGCGCGGCCAGCGAAGCAGATCAGAGCGAACAAAAGGCACGCCTGGCGCTGCAGATCAAGCAGCGCCGTTTCCGCGTCCTTGGCCGCTAACCAACAACCAACCCGCGCCACAAGCGCAAAGGGGCAACCATGAAGAAAAAGCTACTCATCGAGAAGCTGGCCGCAACCACGGCCGAATATGACGCGCTGCTGAAGGCGTCCGAAGCCGCCGCCGATATCGTCGCGCACCTGGCCGCGGTGGACGCCAAGGAAGTGGAACTCAACGGCATCAAGGCCGAACTGGCCGCCATCGAGGCTCTGGAAGCCAAGGCGAAGGCAAACGCGACGCGCGAACCGGGCCGGGTGACCAGCGACAACGAAGCAAAGCGGCCGTTTGCCAACTTCGGCGAGCAGCTTGCGGCCATCGCCTACGCCCAGTCGCCGGCTGGCTCGTTTCACGGCTACGGCGGGCAGATCGACAAGCGCCTGTTTGAGACGAACCTGGCCGCGTCTGGCGTCAATTCGACGGTCCCGAGCGAAGGAGGGTATTTGGTCAGCACCGACTTCTCGACGGTCCTGATGCAGAAGGCCGCCGAAATCGGGCAGATCGCGCCGCTGGCGTTCGATGTGCCGATTGGCGAAGGCTCGGACGGTATCGAGCTGCCGTACATCGACGAAACCTCCCGCGCCACCGGCTCCCGCTGGGGCGGCGTGCGTGTGTACCGGGCCAGTGAGGCCGACGCGCCCACGTCCACCAAGCCCAAGTTCGCCCGTCACGACCTGAAGCTGGAAACCCTCAAGGGATTGGCCTACGTGACGGACCGGCAGTTGCGGAACGCCCCGGCCACCAGCACGATCCTGGAGCGCGCGTTTGCGTCCGAAATGGCGTTTGTGAAGGATAACGAAATCTGGCGCGGTACCGGCGTCGGCCAGTGCCTCGGCTTTGCCACGCAGAGCTACGAGGGTGCCTCGTTGCTGGTTTCGGTGACCAAGAAATCGGCGCAGACCGCCGCCACCTTTGTCATTGAAAACGCCACGTCGATGCTGTCCCGTTTGCTCGCGAACCCCGGCGACACGATCCGCTGGTTCATCAACCGCGACACCATCGGCCAACTTCCGCTGATGACCGTCGGCCAGATGCCAGTGTTCCTGCCCAACGGCAACGCTTCCGGCTCGCCGTACTTCGGCACGCTGTTTGGTTACCCGGTCGTGATCGTGGAGCAGGCCGAAACCCTCGGCACCGCGGGCGACGTGGTTCTGGCGAATATGTCCAAGTACGTGACGATTTCCCAGGGCGGGCTGCGCTCGGCTCAGTCCATGCACGTCCGTTTTATCTACGACGAAATGACGTTCAAGTGGTCCACGGATTTCAACGGGCACTCGATGGTACGCAAGCCGCTGACGCCGTTCAAGGGCTCGGCCACGCAGTCGCCGTTCGTCACGGTCGAAACCCGCAGCTAACCAATTCCACCGGGCGGGCGGCACACAGTCGCCCGCGCATAAAACGAAAGGGAAATCAATGCGTTACGAAGAACTTCAGAATCAGCATTTTATCAAGGGCCTTGATCCGGTGGCCGATGCCTTCGCGGGAACGGCAGTTTCCGATGTGGTCGATGTCTCTAACCACCAAGGCGTCCTGTTCCTTGTCTACAAGGGAGTCGGCGCCACGGGAACCAGCACAATCACCGTCGAAGCCTGCGACGACGTGACCCCGAGCAACACCACGGCGGTTCCGTTCTTTTACAAGGCCATCACCAGCACCGACGTTCAGGGCGCCGTCACGACTACCACGTCTTCCGGTTTTGCCACCACGGCGGGCTCCTCGCAGATGTACGCCGTCCAGGTGGATGCGCAGGAACTCGCCAGCGCCGGCTACAAGTACGCCCGCCTGAAGGCTGTCGAGGTGGTTGATTCGCCCGTTCTGGGCGGCATCGCCATCGCTCTCCTCGGTCCCAAGTTTGGCGGCTCCGCGACCAACACGGCCATCGACTAACCCTCTCTCTCCTGACCGGGGCGGCTCCTCCGCCCCGTTTTTTTTCGAGCCATTCGCAGCTACCTGGAAGGCGACAACCAGGGGCACCCCGTCAAGTGGCTGATCCCCTACCGCCGCTAGCTGCTTCTTTTTATGACCTCCCACGCCTACCAACTCGTCACCGCGCCCACCGAATTTGCCATCACAGATGCGCAGATGGAGGCGCACGCGCGCGCTGCCGGCCAACCAGCCGAGCAGTACCAACCCTACGTGCGTGCGGCGCAGGAATACGTGGAAACCATCACCGGGCGAAAACTGGTGACGCAGACTTGGAAGTGGTTCCTGGACTCCTGGCCATGCGGCGATAGGTTCGACCTGCCGTTCGGCCAGCTCCAAAGCGTCACGCACGTCAAATACACCGACACCGCGGACGCTCAATCGACCTTTGCCAGTAGCTACTACGCCGTCTCTATCGCCCGTGATCCGGGCGTGCTGGCGCTGAAGTATGGCCAGTCATGGCCGACGGCCACGCTGCGCACGCTTGACCCTATCGAAATTCAGTTCGTTTGCGGGTGGGCATCGGCGGCGGTTGTGCCTTATCAGTTGCAGGCCGCCGTGCTGCTACTCGCCGCGCACTTCTACGAAAACCGCTCTGCGGTGGCCGTGGGCGAATCCGCCGTCGTCACATCCAAGCAGATCGAGCTTGGTGTGATGGCGTTGCTTGCGAATTGGATCATCCGATGATCCGCACCGGCCAGCGGACTGCATGGGTGCAAGCCTTCGCCAGCACCGAAACGACGGGAGGCGCGGGCGACCCGCAGCCGTCCTGGAGTGACACCCCGGCGCTCGAATTTTGGGCGCATAAACGCAATCTGACGCAGCGCGAAGTGGTTGTAGCGGGCGCGCTTCAACAGGAAGACGCCGTAGTTTTTGAGGCGCTGTACATGGACACACTAACCACGCGCCACCGGCTGAAATACGCGGGCCGGTACTACGACATCACGGGCCTCAGTGACCCAGGCGAGCGTCACGAAGCGTTGCATATTTACGCACGTGACGCGGTGAGTTACGGATCATGACGTTACCCGAAGCTCTAGGCACCCACCTCCGCACCGACGCCACAGCCACCATCGCCCACTATGGCGCGTCCAAGGTGTTCTGGTGCTACGAAACGCAGAACGTCACCCAGCCGTTTATGGCATTCCGCCAAACCTCCTGCCGTCGCATTGCGCAGCACATCAACGGCGCTGGAGCACCACGCGAATATGGCGTGGAAATCATACACTACGCCGCATCCCAATCAGCCGCATGGGCGGGTGCGGAGGCCACGAAATCCGACCTAGACAACGTGACAGGCACATTTAGCACCGTGGCGTTCAAGCGCTGCACGGTCACGGACGAAAGCGACCTCGTAAGCGAAGAGGCCGCGGCGCGCGGGCTGTTTGCGGTATTGCAAACGCTTTCGATCACAGTTTAGTTTTCCGGCATGTCGTGAGACACCCGGCGAGGGGGATATAAAGCCCCCAACCACTTCAACTACTGCCGTGAGGCAGAAGGAGCCCAACTATGGCTACATTCTCGGCAGTTGCCGGAACCGTCTTTAAGTACACCGTCACCTCGACCCTTACAGCGATCCCCGGCGTCGGCTCGATGTCCTTCTCGGGCGGCGACAAAAACGATATCAACGTCACCGCGATTGACGACGAGACGGAAGTCTTCATTCCCGGCCGCCGCACCGCCAAGGAACTGAATTTTCCGATGTTCTACGACCCGGCCGACGCGGGCCAGGTGGCCATGCTGGCCGCCTACGACGCCTCCGCACAGACCCCGGTCGCCATGAGCATCATCGACGACGACGCGGGCGACTGCACGCTTACGTTCTCTGGCTACATCAAAAACATGACGAAGAAATACGACCTCGACGGCGCGGTTATGTTTGATGTCGTCATCAAGCTGACCACCGCCGTTACCACCACCGCCTAAGGAGGCACAATGATTGACCCTGTAACCCCCGCTACGCTTGTGCCGTGGCGGGGGAAGAGTTACCCTCTTCAGTTAACGAACGGCTGCCTAGCCATGGCCGCCGGCGAGTTGGATATCAACATCCTGGAGGGCGGGCCAGGCTCGCTATTCACGAAGCCTGCCTACTACCAAAACGGCGTGCTTCTGTATGCGATCCTGCGCCAGAAGTTCCCCGCGTCGGAAGTGCCTCTCATGGAGTGTCTGGACGCGGTAACCGGCGAGAAATCCGACTTCTACGCCGATGTCCTGAAAAAGCTAGTGGCTGAACTGGCGCCAGCGATCCGGCGAATTATGAAGCTCGAAGCCGAGCCCACGGACCGCCCTACGACAGACGCGAATTCTGGCGACGACTTTGGGCCAGCGCTCGCGTCCACATCGGATTGACAAGCGAAGAGTTTTGGGAGATGACGCCCGGCCAAACCTGCGATCTATTCACGATTGCGGGCGAGGCGAATGGTTCCGGCTTAGACGATGGCGAAAAAATGGGGAGCAAAATTCGACGCGGCGCGGCTGCGAGAGGCGAAAGCCGCTTTCCGCGCCATCGCTGAAGTCGTAGACCCTGGCGGCAAGCGCGTCGGGGCTGCGTGGGAAATCGCACGCGCGGAAGTACACGACGGTTTCCGGTCCGCTGCGCTGATTGTCCGTGATAAAGCGAGGGCGGGCGCAGCATCAGCGGGAGCCCCGAGGCGGCTGTATTCCGGCGATAAGCCGGCCATCTTCGCATTCTCTGATTTCAACGCGGCCACCGACGACAAGCGGAAGCGCGCGGTGCTGGTCGGGATGCGTACAGGGCTCTCCTCGCAAGCAAAAGACCCGCGCCTGTTCATCGCATGGGGCAAGGGCGCAACGCGCCGTAAGGGCGGCACTGTGGCCTCGCGCGGGCTATCTATGTCCCTCGCTGCTTTGTTCGAGCGAGGCCGTTCCGACCGACGCATTAAGCCAGGCCGCTTCTTCCGCGCCGCTATCTTCTCAACCCGTTCGACCGTCGCCCGCCTTCTCACCTCAGCCTACGCGAAAGCCGTGGGAACGATCAACCGAATCAAATAATGGCCAACGACATCACATATCGGATTACAGGCGACCCAACCAGCTTTAAGGCTGCTATGGCGCAGGTAGAAGCCGTTACGGCATCCACCACCGGCAAAGTTAACGCCGCCTCCCGTAGCGTCGAAAGCCTTGGCGCGAAGTTATCGTCCGTTGGTTCGGCCATGACGCTGGGAATCACCGCTCCTGCCGTGGCGCTGGGCGTGGCTGTCGTCAAGACCGCGGCTGACATGGAGGCGCTGAAAGCTGGACTGGGCGCCGTCACCAAGGAATCCGGCTCACTCGAAACCCAACTTGCACGCCTAAAGGAAGTGGCGAAACTACCCGGCCTCGGGCTGAAAGAAGCCATTCAGGGCAGCACGTCTCTCCAGGCGGCAGGCTTTTCCGCGCAACTCGCGGAGCGGTCACTGAAGGCATTCGGCAACGCCCTCGCCACCGTCGGCAAGGGCAAAGCGGAGCTTGACGGCGTGACGCTCGCGCTCTCGCAGATTGCCAGCAAGGGCAAAATCAGCGCGGAGGAAATCAACCAGCTTGCCGAGCGGGTTCCGCAGATCCGCGTGGCCATGAAAGACGCCTTCGGCACCGCTGACACCGAGGTGCTGCAAAAGGCCGGGATTGGCGCTGAAGAGTTTGTAACCAAGGTCGTCGCGCAGCTTGAAAAGCTGAAGCAGGTCACCGGCGGGACGAAAAACAGCTTTGAAAACCTGGGCGATGCGGTGACGCAGGCGGCCGAGCGCGTTGGGCAGAAGCTCCTGCCGACCGTCACGGCGGTGATCCCGAAGATAGAAGCCATGGTAACCGCCGCGGCCGACGGCGTGGACGCCTTCACGCACCTATCTCCGGAAGCGCAGAACCTTGCGTTGACGCTGGGCGGCGTTGCTATCGCGGCCGGTCCGGTGGTTTCCGTTATCGGGAAGGTGTCTACCGGGATCGCGTCAATGCAGGTCGTAGCGGGCGCGGCGGGCGCGGCTATGGTCGGTCTGTTTGCCGTCACGCTGGTGGCGGCTGTGGCGCAAACGCTTTCGAGCATCGATAAGCTGAACGAAAAGTACAAGGCGCTGAAAGAGTTTCAGGACCGGTTGAAGACCGGGCAACAGGATCTCATCAAGGGTTTCGAGGACAACGGCAAGCCGCTCGGGAATGGAGCGCAGATTGCAAACGGCGGCGTATTCGATCAGCCGGCCAGCGCAGCGAAGCGATTTGGGATTGACCTGAAAGCTCTATCTACTGAACTTGGGCTGTTTACGGGCGAAGCGAAGAAGGCAGAGCCGCCAGTGAAGGCGCTGGGCGCGGCAATGGAAAAGGCGTCGAACACAATCAAGGTGTCTAGCGTTGCCGCCCGCGTTGCCGTAATGGATTTCTCCAAGGGATACGGAGAAGTGGCGTCATCCATTATTTCTAAAGGCTCTCTGGTGTACGTGGAAGGTCTCGAACGGGTAAAGGCTGGCGTTGGACGCGCAAAAGATGCGGTGTTTGATTTCATCCACGCGAGCGATGGGCTAGGGAAAAAACTCGAACTCAATTCGAGTGCGTTTGAGGGCCTTGCGCGGCGCTCGGATGAGTATGCCACATCTCTAAAGCGGGCTATTGCGGAGCAAGAGAAACTTGTCGCCAATGACAACGTGCGAGCTATGGGCGCGGGTACTCCGCTTGGTTTCCCCGAGCTGCCAACTACATGGGGCGCGAAGGATGCAGCCAGCGATATGGGAATTGAAACGGAATCGGCTCGCGCGAAGCGCATCGCCAATCTCCAGCGCAACGCCGATTTACTGCGAGAGGCAAACCGCCGTGGCGATCCGAATGTATCGGGAAACATGGTCATCGAGGCCGAAGAAAAGCTGAAGGCCGCTATCGAAGGCACTGGGCGCGCAGCGACCACCTCCGCCAAAGCCCAAACCAAGGCCATGCAGCAGGTTTCCACTGTCGTCACCGACTTATCGCGCGGCATCGCCGGGATCATTTTCGAGGGCGGCAAGATGGGCGACATGCTCCAAAAGGTAGCGAAACAAGCCGGGCAGGCCATCGTGCGCGAGCTGATTGAAGGCGCGCTAACGAAGCTCTCCAAAAAGCTGCTCGATGTTGGCGGCGTCTTTGGAACGGTCTTCAGCGGCGGCACGGGTGTAGCCAAGTCGGCAGCGGGTGGCGCGGGAAGCGCTGCGGGCGGGCTATCCGGAATGCTCGGGGCGGGCGGTAGCGCGTCCTCTGGTGTCGGCGGCGCGATGGCCGCAGCCAACCCGGTCACAGCCATGGTGACTGCGGTTTCTAGTGCCGTTACTGCAATCTCCTCAGTTGTTAGCAATTTCCAATTTGCTGCCATGAACAAAACGCTTGACCTCATCGAGCACGAGGTCCGGTACAGCCAAATTCACCTCCTGCACACGCTCAACAAAGCCAACGAATACTGGCCGCACATGAAGTCCGTATGGGAGTCCTTGATTCGCATGGAAACCGCTGGCGGCTTCGGTGGCGGCGGCGGAACGGTCAATGTATCCATGGCCGGGGCCTACCTCATGAGCGATGCCCAGATGGGCGACTTTGCCGACCGCCTAGCGCGGTTTCTGAAGGCTCGGGGTATCTAGGTGGGCATCTCTGTTTTAATCGCCTCCACGCTGCGCAACAGCGTAACGGCTCCCGCGTCTATTTCGCTTACCAGAACACTCGGGGAACCGGCGACGTGCGAACTAGTGACCACCGACGCAACTGGTTCAGTGGTGCCCGTCGTCGGCAACATTGTAGAGGTCCAGGACCAAGCGTCGGACGTGCAGTTTTTCGGGACCGCGCAAGAAGTCTCGACCACGCGCCGGGACCATACCGCGGCGAACGAATGCCGCCTCACTGCCACCGACCTCAACCACGCCACCACGCGGCGGCTGGCGGGCCAATACGAGTGGACCGGAAAGACGGTGCTGTACATCGTCTCCGATATCGTCACTAACTCCCTGTCTGGTGATTTAACGGATGTTTCGCTGGTCGAAACCGGGCCAACGATTGACCGGTTCGCGGTGGACTATTCGACGGTCAAAGAAGCCTTCGATTCCCTGGCCGAAATGGCCGGGATGCGCTGGTATGTGGACGAGTTAAACCGGCTCAACTTCTTTACCCCGTCGGCCCCACCCGATGCGCCGTTTGCCATTACGGACGGGACTAACGTTTCCAGTCTATCCGTGCGAGCCACGCGCGAAGACTACTGCAACACCGTCACCGCCCGAGTCGGGCAGGCTTTGCGCGACCCAGACGTGCAAGCCTTTGCGGGCGACGGCACCACGAAGTCATTCAGCGTTGACTACCCCATCGCGCAAGCGCCAACCGTCCGCGTCGCGGGCGTCGATGCGCTCGTCGGCATTCTGGGCGTTGATACTGGCAAAGACTGGTACTGGCAGGCCGGAAGCGCGGAAATCCGTCAGGAGGACGCGGATGCCGCGCTAGCGCTGGCCGTTGCGCTGGAAGTCACCTACGTCGGGCTGGACCTGATCTATGTCGGCGTGTCCGATACCGCCGAAATCACCGCCCGCTCGACCGCCGAAGGCAACAGCGGCATCTACCACAAGCTGATCGAGTTAGAAGGGCAGCTTACCCGCTCCGACGCGACCACGGCGGCACAAGCCTACCTAGACGCGCATTCAGAACTGACATACGTTCTCACCGCTGAGACTAACGACTTCAAGGAACCGGACCTCCTCACAATCCGCCCCGGCGACGTGCTGTCGTTTACCCGCTCGGGCTACGGCACAACTGGCAATTTTCTTGTCCGCTCGGTCAACCTTTCCCACATGGAGGGCGTCACCGATACCGCCACCTACCAGTGGCGCGGGCGCATCGAAGCCATCAAAGGGCCACTCCTCCGCACCTACACCGATATACTACGCGCCTCCACCGCTGGCGGCGGCATGTCTGGTAGCGGGGCGGCGGTGACGCGCTCCAGCGGCGCGGGAGCGTACATCCATGAGATTGGCACGCTGACGGCGAATACTACAATTACGCCCGACGTAGCAGCCACCCCCGGCGCTACGCTTTACGTGTTCGGCAAGACCGGCGCTTCGCCTTACACGGTCAGTTTTCACGCGGATTGGTTCGCCACACTGCCCAACACCCTCATCCCACAAGCCCCAGGCATTACTTTCGTATTCCCGTTTGTCGGACGAGCTGGCGACGGGTTGTGGTGGTTCTGCGGTTTGTCCGTCAATAACCAAACATAAATGCGACAACTTATCCTCATCCTATCCGCGCTGTCTGTTTTTGGACAGGCCACAACACCGTTTAAGGTTAGCCAGGGCGGCACCACTGCGGGCGCTGTGTGGTTCCAGGAGCCGCGCGCGAGCGGTACAGACTATTTCAAGCTACGCGCCGGCGCGATGTCTGCGAATGTTGACGCGACCCTTCCCGCCGCCGACGGCACCAGCGGCCAATGCCTTTCGACCGACGGCGCGGGTCAATGGGGCTGGCGCGACTGTTCCGGCGCGTCCACGCGCTACCGCATATCAGACTACTTTTGGATTCAGACGCCAGGCGGTTCAATCTCGCCCGGCCTCACGACCGTTACGCTCACTCCGTGCCCGTCCGGCCTGGATGCGACCGACACGAAGCTCTACGTTTACATTTCAGGCGGCACCGGTACCGCTGAAGCCGCTCCTCTATCAGTCAGCGGTGGCGCTGGTACATGCAGCAGCGGAGCGGCAAGCGGCACTATCAAATTCACCGCGGCGAACTCTC